GCCGTAATAGCATCGTCAGCAACTTTTGCCGTAGTTACATTTACATCCACAATACTAGCAGTTACTACTGCACTTGATGCTAGCTGATCTGCACCTACTGCATCATTAGCTATCTTAGCTTGCGTTACATTTGCATCAACTATACTAGCAGTTACTACTGCATTAGCTGCTAATTCGTCTGCACCTACTGCATCGTCAGCGAGCATAGAATTTTCAACAGCCCCTGCGCCAATAGTAACAGCACCACTCGATGCTATTGTAACATCACCACTAACAGCTACCTCTTGATAACTTGTACCATCACCTACTAATATTTTTCCACTGGTAACATCTGCCATTTTTAACAAACCACCAATCACAACATTACCACTTGTTGTTACTGAGGTTATATTTGGACTTCCGCCTGAACCTGCGAGGGCAGCCATGTCAGATATTACTGCACTTGTGCCGAGTAATCCCATGTCCTCTATGACAGCACTAGTGGCAAGCAAACCCATGTCTTCTATTACTGTACTTGTAGCTAATAGCCCCATGTCCTCAATGACTACAGATGTAGCTAGTAAAGCCATATCATCTACGATTGCACTTGAAGCCAAAATTGCTAAGTCATCTACAATACTTGAATTTGCGAGTATTGCCATGTCTGCTACCACTGCATCTGTACCAAGTATCGCCATGTCAGCTACGATTGCATCCGTACCAAGTATCGCCATATCTGCTAACACTGCTGAAGCACTTAATGCAGCCATTGCTGTTACGTTCGCTGATGTACCTAACACACCCATTGCCGTTACGTTTGCACTTGTCCCTAATAAATCCATATCAGTAATAACGGCTGAAGCACTTAACAGACCCATGTCCTCTACAATTGCTGCTGTTCCTAATACGCCCATCGAAGTTACATTCGCAGATGTACCTAAAATCCCCATATCTTCTACGATAGCTGCTGTACCCAAAATTCCCATGTCAGTTACAACAGCACTTACTCCAAGCAAGCCCATTGCGGTTACGTTTGCTGACGTACCTAGTAATCCCATGTCCTCTATGACTGCTGCCGTAGCCAATAAGCCCAAATCTTCTACAACGGCTGAAGTACCTAGTAAATTAATAGATGTTGTTACTGCCGATAATGATTGAACCGCAGTAATATCTGGTCCTGCCTCTACTGCACCAGTGCTTGCATTAAACCCTAATACTGTGCCAAGACGGTCAGCTTTTAATGGAAGCTCCATACTTACAGCTGTATCATCATCAGCTAAACGAACAGAACGTATACTCGTATCATTAAGATCAGCTTGTATAGCTACAAATCTATCAAGCTCTGTATTAAGAGTTCCAATTTCAAATGCACCTGACGTTGGGAAATCACTGGTCCTATCAAGAGAAATACTTCTTGTTATAATAATTATTGATCCACCACTTGCTCCAGTAACAGACATAGATATTGCACCTGTAGCTCCTGACCCTCCAGAAACAGTATAGTGTGTAGAAATAGTTTTAAGGGTGCTGTCTAGGTAGACATTTAAATCTGCATCTGCAAAAAATTCAAATGGTACAGCAAAAGATGATTGACTTGCACCTGCTGATACAGAATATGATATTCGAGGGGTGTTATCTGATGTGCTTATTGTCATAGTTTAATCCAATCTATCATCTAGTAAATTTCCTAGTTCTTTTGCCATTCCTTCTGTATAAGGCAAGTATGCAAATGGCAAATTTCGTATAATTTGTTTCCCTGCTCCACCACGATCACCATTTATAAATTGCATTACACCATTTTTGTAGTCAATTTCTTTACCTGTGGCAAGCGTAAATCCATTTGTAGTGTAATCCCAAAATATGCTTGGTCCTGCCCCACCAAGCCCTATAACAGTCTCAGCAGCACCATCTTCTGTTACATTATACTTTGGTCGCAACATACCATTACTTATATCTGGTCCACCCATAGCCATTGATGTATGTAAAGCTTCGTAGAATAAAGCAGAGTGCATAGAAGCAAGACCTGAGTAATCAAAAGAACGTGCAAACCTATCTTCATAAGACATCTTATCCCATGTGTATTCATTCGTTCTCATTTTTAAACCCATGTAAGCTAATAACATTGGAGCTATTAATGCTGTACCTCTGTTCTTAACTTGACCTTGTAAAAATGAACCACTTATTTTTGATACAGCAGCTAAAGAATAGCTGTAAAATTGAAATGGTAATCCCATTAAACCACTTTCAATACGAGCATATCCTTTAACTCTAGCATCTTCTGCCATGCCAAAACCTCTGGCTACACTCATAGGAATGTAAGCAACTCCGTCATTAATAATAGGTTTATCAGCAGGTGTACCCATTAATATTGTATTTAAAGTTCCACTATTCATAGCTGTTCTAAATGTAGTAACAACTTCTTGATCTATATCTACTTGTTTTTTTAATTCAGCTAAAGCAAGCTCATTTATTTTTTGTTCACTTCTTATATCAGCGTGTTTAGCGTGCATAATTTCGTGCATTTTTACAAAGTTAAGATACTCTTCTTTTGTTTTAAACGCATCTTCTGCTAATGCTTTAACACCTTTTGCTTTTGGTTCTGTCCAAGCTTTTCTAGCAAAATCATCATAAACACCTTCTTTATCTATAAATATTTTACCTGTTGCTCTTTGTATAAAAGCAGAACGTGTTTTGTTCTTAGGCCATTCTAGTTCTTCTCTATTAGAATAAATAAATTCAAAAGGTTTATTTGTTTCTTTATGTATAATAGTTGGAAATGATTTATAACTTTCCCATTCTTTTGTATTAGCAAAAAATAAACCTCTAGCAGTTTTTTCATGAGGAGTCTGAGATATCTTTAAAGCCATTGGTAAATCAATACCATATCGTGCTAAGAATTTAGTTTCCATATCTGTAGCTGTACCTGCTACAAGATTCTTAGAATAAAGAATCAAAGAATGCTGACGCACTATTCCGTCAATTTGTTTTAAAGCAGTTGTTACTGGTGCTAAACCATTAACCATAAAGAATGTATCTTTAATTTTATCCCATCTACTATTGTCTAAAGGATTAGCTTTTAAGTCATCCATAAATCTAAGATGACTTGATTGCAAAACAATATCTAATGCTTCACCTGCTAAATGTATTTCTTCCCTAGACATCTTAGCCATAGTATCGCCCGTTATTGCATCTATCTGTGTAGCAAATCCACGGAATACATCTTTCCAATTATGATCGTGAAATAGTTTTGCAGGTTCAGATACAGTTGCAAATAGAGCATGACCTAAATAACTTACTTGAGCTAAATTTCTAATTGTATTTGCAAATCTAAAATCTAATCTATCTGGATTACGAATTACAGTTCCAATAACACGATCATACATATGTGTGTAATCTCGCATAGTTTTGTTTATGTCTTTAATAGACATACCACTTTTAAACATATCTTCTTTTAATTCATAAACAACTTCATCAACACTTTTTCCATTATTATATTTTGTATATTCATACATAGGTGCAACTCTTGATTGATATGCTTTCATAACTTTAAGAGGATCACTTTGAATAAACTTAAATACTTTATCGTTAGAAATATCTAATGATCTATGTTTTAAATGTTTAGATACACCTTTACCAAAATACATATTATTAAAATCTGAAACATCATCTTCATTTAAAAGGTCACTAACAGTTTTTTTTGCTCGAGCTGCTATTGCATTTGGATCAATAGATAACTGTTCTTGTTCCCATACTTTATCTTTTCTATTCCATTTATATACATAAGGATTTGCTGTGTAATGTTCTTCTAATATTTTTTCTAGCTCAGAACGATTTTTTAGTATTGCTTTTTTATCCCAATATCTAGGAAAGAACACATCTTCTCCTAAATCATCAGAAGCACTTTCTGAATTAAACTTTAATATACCTACTTCTTCTCTTAATGCTGTTTGTCTTTCTTGTTGTATGCTTACCCATTCATAAAGCTTTCTATCACCAACTTTATTAGCAAGCTTTTGTTTATTTATTTTTAACTGTGCATCTAAATCAGCTAGTTGTTTTTCTGCAACTAATAATCTTTCATCAAACTTTTTCTTTGTACCTAATAAACCAACATCAACCAAATCAGTTTTCCAATTATTAAAATAATCATCCATCTTTCTAACAGAACGTGTCATAGATTCTGATAGTTCGCTTAAAGGAGTTTTGTTTATTCTATGATAGTTTGCTATAACTGCATAATCTTCTAATGTAAGTTTTGCAGGTGTATTCGCTCTTTCTAATAAATCATCTGGAATAGACGCATCTCTTTTATTCTTCATTCTTTGAACTGTATCAGTAATATTATAATGAAAAATTTTATCTAATTTTTTTCCTGCATGAGCAACATGATCTGATTGTAAATTAATAAGAACATCATAATAATCACCCATTCTTGTTTGTGATCTTGAGTAAACAGAATTTTTAGCAGCTATACCCATTTCATTTAAAGTATTCATAAATCCATTATCTGCAAATGATTCTATAAAATTAAGTTTAGCTTTGTTTGTAGCATTGCCCATTAGCATTCTTCGATAAGGTGTAGGAAATAACTTATACAGAAAAGAATTACCAACAACACCACTTTGTATATCAATATCTATCTCACCTTTTTGAACTGCATCAGCCCTTCTAAATCCTACTTCAAGTTTTGTTGATCTTATTTCTGGTCCTAAATCTTCTATTTGTTTTTGAATAGTTTGTAATTTACCATAATTAGCATCATCAATAACAGCTTTGCCACTCTCAGGTCGTATAGAAGAACGCAAGATTTGTTCTTCATCTGCAAGTTTTTGTTTTTGCAAATCTAACTCATTCATCTTTTTAACTAAGTCTTTAGAAGTGACATTTGCAAATACAGACCTGTCCATAGCTTGATACTCACCTACAGTAAATCCTCCAAAGTTTACCATAAGATCATCAGCATCGTTGCTAAACTTCTCAGCAGCTTGGAATCTACGAGTAGGAAGTATTCCTAACAATCCACCAAATAAAGCCCCACCTAAAGCAGAAGCACCAATATTAAAAACAGTTTCTATTGGTTGATTTAAAGGATCAGTGGGTGCTCTAAATGCTTCTTGAGCAGCAGTAATAGTTGCAACACCTGCACCAACTCGCAAAGCAGAACGACCTATTCCAATAGTAGGACCACCAAAAGGCAATGCAATTAAATTAATAGGATCAAAGAAACCTGCTGCAAACATATTTAACATACTTGAATTTGCTAATGTTTCTCTGAATTGTTTACTTCTATCAATTCTATTTTTTAAAAAAATCATATGCTCAGAATTAATAGCACCACTAAGAAATTGATGATGACCTCTATAATTATCTCCCATTTCTTCGTATGGATCATAACCATTATCAGGAGGAATATTTAAACCTGTTGGTTGAACATAATCATCATTAGCATAACTAACACCTGCACCAAAACCTAAAGGTGGATTAGGATTGTTTTGAAAATAATGCGGAATGTTCCAACGAAACATTTCTTCTATTTTTTTAACTGTTCCATCATAGCCATAGCCAAACATAGCGTCTGTTGTTTCACTGAATGTAGCTTGTTGCTGTTCAAACTCATACTGAAAGTTGCTAGGGAGGTGAGAAGCATATTTCTTATTACGAATGTTATCCATTAATTATCTCTATCTGTTGGATACGAATAACCTTTTTCTGCATTAATATTAAATTCATCACCAGATAATTTAGAACGACCCATAAAGATTGGATCTCTAAATTCGTTTCTATTAGGATTCCATTGCATACTAAAATCGTTTACACCACCTTCGTCAGCTTCTATATATTTCCTATCCCAATTTTGACTATCCCAAGTTGCGTAACTAATTTCACCTGCTGAATCTCCTGATAAATGTTCTGCTATTAAAGGTTTCATAAGACGATCTTTATCTTTAATCATAGCCATAAACATAGGATATTTACCATCAATCATAAAATTAGGAGTAATCCAAACAGGTGTATTGTTTCTTTTATATTCCTCTAATTCAGTTCCTGCACTTAATTTTGTACTATATGTATTTACTGTTCGTTCATATTCTTCTGCAAGAACATAATTTTTATCGCCTGATCTTGGTAAAGCTTTAAGCATTGAAGATAAGTCATAACCTACTGTTCTCATAAAACTTTTTTGTTTTGTTCTATCCATAAAAGTAGACATAACATTATTATTACTCATTGTATTCACACCAGATTGACCAGTTATTAAAGCTTCAGAAGCATTGTTAGGAGCAAACTCAGAATCAATTCTTTTTGTAACTGCTTCAATAGTTAATGATTTTACCTTATCGTTTCCTTTAGAAAATTCTCTACTTCCATCTTCTGTTATGTGGTTAATAATTCTATTTGCTACATGTTCAATTATAAAATTTGCTGATTTACCTGTTAAAGCCTGCTGTACTTGTGATGTAAATAATCCTGCTGCTTTTAAATTTTCTTGTATCTCAGCATTCATATCAACATAATCTTTTTGTTCAAATTGCTTTTGTTTAGAATCTCTTAAAGTAAAGTTAGAAAAGTTTTGTACAAAGTCATACATGTTACTTTCTTCAATATTTAAAATATCTGCTGTAACTAAAATAGATTCAAGGTTAGATACTAATGTACTATTTTCGTTTAAACCTGCATTCATAAATATTTTTTTAAGCTCTACATTAAATGGTTTTTCTTGATCTCCAATATAAGTTGTAAACATTTGTAAATTTTGAAATACCTTTACTGTTTCATCTGCATTTAACAGTCCATTTTTAAAATTATTTAAAAGTTTTATTTCATCTTGATGCATAAAGTTTTTCATTACTTTACTTTTATAAGCAGTAATTTCTTCAAAAGATTTGTTACTCCAATCATCTGTAAATCTTATTTTTTTTGTGGCGATTGATTCGCCCATAATATTTTGATGATCTTTGTTTTTAGGATCACCTGTATTGTTTCTAAATGCTTGAATAGCATTTGTTCTTTTTATCTCAGCAGGAGAAGGGGTAGCTTCTGCTATTAAAGAATTAATAGCTGTTCTTACTCTTGGTTTGTATGCTTCTAATGTCGGAGAGTCTATTTTTTCAAATACATTTTTTATAACATTTAAATCTTCTGAATTAGGAGCTAAAGCAGTTTCCCCTTCTGTTAAATAATTTTTAATAGAAATTAAACTTTTTAAACCTTCTTCTGTTCTACCATCAAGACTTCCCAAATAAGAATTAAATACAGCTTGTGCTACATTATTTTGATATTGTTGTTTTCTTGCAGTTACTTTAAGTTTAAATTCATTACTTGTTGTACTAAGTGCTGCGTGTTCATCTATATTTTTACTTACTATAGACATAAGTTCTGTAATTTCATTACTGCGTAGTTCTGATAATTCCATTCCTAATGCACTTGGCAATAAATCTCTTGGGTCTGGTAAAGGGTCTACATAAACAGAAGCAGCAAGTTCTATAGCTTCATCTACAAGTTCAGTTTGTTTATCTATAAAAGCTTTATCACGATTAAGAGTTTGTTTTTGTTCTTGAGTTTCTAAAAAAGGTTTATTTTCTTTAAAATAGTTTAATGTACCTGTTATAATTTGTTGTTCATTTGAATCCCAAAGATCACCATTACGAATTAAATCAATAGAATCTTTTATAGCTTTAGGAAATAATTCTGGATGTTGTATAGCTTTATCTTTTCCAGTTTTTAAATAATTTTCATAATCCTTAGTAAATCCTGGGTATAATTTATCTAAACTATTATCTAAATGATATTTAACTACACCTGTAAGTTTTAAAACTTCAAAATCTCTATCAATTTTATTATCATTTTCTTTAAAACCAAATTGTAAAAGTTTTGATTCTTTATCTATTAATTCTTTTTCTCTTGCAATTTTAAAAAGCTTTGGATTTCGGTCAGAATCTTTTTGTGTAAGAACGCTATTAGATAAAAAACTTTTTCCATATTCGTTTATTTCTGCTTTGTATATATCTTTAAGTTCATTTACTTTTTCAAAATCACCTTGTTCAAGAGCAGAAATTACATCATTTGTGGTTTTTTCTAATAATAATTTTGATATTCTTTGAAGTCTTATAATGCTATTAGTGCTTCCTCCACCCAATCTATTTTGCATACTTAAGCTAGTTATAGATTTTTGTGCTGCAAGCTCTGATCTAGCAGCAGTTACTATTCCACCAGTAGCATTTTCTAACTTATTTCGTTCACCTGAGAATCCAATACCATCTGTGTTTTCGTATAAACTTGATATAGCATTAGCAATTTGTGGGTGTTCTTTTTTTAATTTTTTTATTGCAGGATTAGATTCGCTATAAATTCCTAAAGCTTGATGTGCTGCACTCATTTGATCTGAATTAAATTTACCAGATGTTGTAATATAACTTATAATTTTTTCAAATTGAGCAGCAGCTACTTGTATTTTATTTTGATGAAATTGATTAAGTTGTTCTGCAGCAGGAACAAGTCTTTTATACATTGAATCGTCTTGTAAATTATCAAAATATTTTTTATGTTCTATAGTTTTAGGATCACCTTCTCCAAAACGTTTTACAAAATCAATATACTTTGTTGACGCATTTCTAACAGCTTCTGTTTTGCTAACAGTAATTGCATCTATTTGTCTTGTTACTTTATTAATCTGATATTTCTGTGAATACTCAGCTTGATATTCTGCACCAATGTTTTTAACAATTCCATTATAAAAAGAATCTTCAACAGAGTTTACGTGTTCTTCTATAAACGTAGACATTCTAGTTTTGAATACAGCATTAGGATGTTCTTCTAATAATGAACTGTTGTATATTTCATTAGCTTTTAATTTAAGTTTGTTATCCCACTCTTGTACATAACGCTGATCTATAGCAGATTGAAATGTTTCACGACCAATAGAACCAAGACCTAAATCCATTTCCAATGCAATAGGTTTGCCTTCATCATCTGTTGTAATAATTTTACTTGAATCAAGACCCATAGCAATTTCTTTAGCATTCTTTTTTGCTATCTTTTCTCCTTCTACAAGGGATGTTTTTTGTAAAATACCACCTTGCTGTTCAATCTCATTAGCAAATCTTTTACCAGAAGCAGCATTAAAACGAAATGTATTTATTGGTGAGTTTTTCACACTGACTGTTGATTTTTTAATAAACCTATTAGCAGACATATTACTATCCTATAATTGTATGAAGCCCATACATACCTTGGGCTAAATAACCTGCTGCTTTTAAAGAAGCAGTTCGTCGTTCATTCTTAGCATCGAAAATTCCTTGTTGGGCCTGTCCCAGAGCTTGACCTTGACCAATAACAGATCGAACTGTTCCTCTTGCTATATCTGTATAAGCAACATCTCTTTCATTGTCTTGATAAGCTTGTATAGAAGCATCCATATCTCTACCACTAAAAGCAAAGAAAGCTTCTGCGGCAGCTAAATCATTATCTAATTGTTTAGTTCTGTCATTATTAAACTGTGCAATTTCTAACTTATTTTGCTCAACATCTATTAAGGCTTGTTTAGCATTTGTTTCAGCCATTTGAGCACCAATTTTGCCCGACTGTTTTGCACCTTTAATTTGTGCTCCCACTCCTATTATGGTTGCTAAAGCTGGTATTAGTGTTAACCACATTAAAAAGTTACCTCCGCTACTAATCCATTTATCTGTAGAGAAAGAGGAGCTTCTTGACTGATTGTTATTTGAGGATCTTTAGAATAACCAAGCAATCGAAAATCTTTCTTTCCTGTAAATGATTTTCTACCTAAACTAAAATCGTCTGTTGTCTGTCTTAAAATTAAATTACTACCATTAACAGATATAGAACCTGTTGAAAGCATATCAACAATAACTTTATTAACAGATCTTAACTCACCTGTTAATGAACCATTCTCTAACCCCACATCTATTGGATTTGTTTTTAATACAACTGGAAATGTATATCCTATTTCTAATTTAGTATTAATAGGAACGTCCTGTCGTGTTGTTGTATCAATTTTATTAGAGGCTACAGAGAATTGACCTACATAATCAGTATCAGATATAACATCTAACACTGCTCCATTAACCCAATCTGATGATACACCTGTTACTGTTCCAACTGCACTTGTAATGTAGTCACGACTTAAATCTAAATTCTTAGTTGAATCAAACTGCATAAGGTATAACTTCTTAACTCCTGCTCCAGTATCGTACCATGCTGTTACATAAAGAATTGTATCTACAACACACATAGATTGAAAAATTCCATTAGTTGTAAACTCAGTCCACCCTGCTTTTTCTTCAGCAGGATTGGCATTAAATACAGCTATAGTTCCATCAGAGTTAACTACAAACAAATAACTTTCTGGCCTATCTAAAGAACCTTGCAATACAACCATTTGCAGTGGAGTTTTAATTAAATGAGATGATACTGTTGATACACTGACTGATGTATAAGCGTTTACATTATCAGCAAAGATGTATTGAGAAATAGATTTGCCAGATGATTGACAATATAATGTAGCACCACCAAACATATGAGGTCTTACAAAGCTAGACCCATAAGGAGTTTGTCTTTTCACCTGTGCATTTGTAGGAGTAATAGGAGAGTTTTGAAATGCAGGTACAAAAAACTCTGACGTAGATGTGAACACCTGCAAATCACGATTAGAAACAATGTGTCGTATAGTATTAATTTCACCTATACTTGCGACGAGTTCTATTGAATCATTATCGGCTGCTGTCCCTGTATCAAAATTAAAAAATTCATTAGACTTACTGCCCCATAAAGTATCAGGCTGAGATGGTGTCCCACCGAACCACAATCTATTTTCATGGAATGCTACACAAGAAGGGTAGCCACGAACTAAAGAATAAGACTGTTCACTAAACTCTGTTGTTGGCGCATGGGTTGTTATCTTGGGAGCACCACCACCATCTATACTTGAAGTTGCTGACCCTGCTGCAGCAACAAATCTATATCTATTTTCATCGACAATAGCAGTAACAGTACGAGTACCATTTATATTTGATGCTCCTACTCCTGCTATAGTGGCTGCTTCAGAAACAATAATAGAATCATTTACTTTTAATCCATGAGCTACATGAGTAACTTCTATAGAATTTGTTGACATAAGACTTCTTAAAGCATTTAGATCCAATTGCTGTGCAAGGTTGCCTTGAATAGTTCCTGTTACTGTTGTGGAGTTTGTAAATCCAGTAATAAGTATTTCACTATTATGATACCGTAAAGATGTTCCTACATGGTTAGATGTAAAATAAGCAGCACTTGCTGTGATTATTGCACCTGCCCCACTTGAAACATTCGGGTCAATAGTTAAACCTGCTTCATGAAACCTACTATAAGGTTGATGTATAATAGTACTGTCACCATTAGAAACAAACGTAAATGTCTGCAATTCAAACGATGTTAAGCTAGTACGCACAAGTTTTTTAACAGGAAATGATTGGTGTGTAAGAAACATTACATCGCCAGATTGAGCGTATACCAATTCATGCAAGATAGAATCAGCAAAAGGAACAGCAGCACTATCTGTGTCTGCTGTTATAGTAGATACCAAGCTCACAACATCTGCTGTGCTAATAGAAAACACTCTTATCTTTGCGTTTTCTAAAGACACTATGTATCTTTCATCGTCTGAGAATATAAAAGGAACAAGTCTTGCTTGTTGTTTTCTTGCTAATGATTCGCTTACTACAGCTAACCGTGTAGCGTCTGAACTTTTAGCAGTAAGAAACCCAGTAGTACTTGGCGATGTTTCCGTTACAGTAACTATTGCTCCCGCTGGGTTTGCAACTGTAAAGCTAGCATGAGCATTTATAGTTGTGTAAATATTATCTGCTGTTGTATTGTTATTTGTATTAGGTCTAAACCCTGTAGAGCTAGAAGGATCGCTTGCCCCTGCTGCTTCTGCCGTAAAAACTATATCAACACCTGCTGATGTTGTAAGAGTTATTGTCGCTCCTACAGCTATATTTGCATAGTCACCTACATTTATAGTACAAGCATTTTCATTAATAGTTATATCATAAGTATAGATATGCTTTGTTCCAGAGCGTTTAATAACTCCACCTTCAGCCATAAGAAAAAAGTTCTGCAATCTTTGAGCAGAACTATTATATAATTTACTGTCTGTCCTAGCAATTAAAGAAGGACTGACTTCCCCAAATTGAAAGTTTTGTAAAGGAATTTTAGCCTTTTGCATTAGCTTCTCCTGTTTGTAAGAAACCTAGAAGTAATTAATTTGCGTGATGTTTGTTGCTGAGAATCAATACTTCTTGCTTTAGCCATAAGAGCAGTGGCTTGTTGTTGCATTAATGACGCAAGGTTTGCATCTCTTGCTAATGAAAAAGAAAGAGGAACGGCAAGAGCATACTCAACAGCTAATGAAAAGTAAGAGGGCCAATCAACTTCACTAGCACGATATGTATAATCAGCTACGACACTATCTGTGTCTGCTGTATCTGCATATATCTTACTTCCGTATATTTGATAATCAGTTACATTATCATTTATTGTAACAGCATGAACCATTAATGTTCCTGTAGGTAATTGATAAGCTTTATCATACCGACCAGTTGGTGCATCTGTTAATAAATTTAAAACACTTTGGTTTGTTGCAAATCTCCAACGAGCATTAACTAATGCAGTTTGAGCTACATCTTCATATAAGTTAGATGTGATAAGTGATTCAGTAGTCCCATCCCCAAAAGAAGTTATTGGTTCTGCACCTATAAGAATCAATGCTCGACTTGCAATGTCTACTGGACTATTCGCTTTTGTGCTTGTTACCATTTTTATAAATGGGGGGCTATTAACCCCCCACTCCTTTTAATCGCCATCAGTGTTTGTAACCACAACACCATTGGTAATATCAACAACAGAACCATTATTAGCATTAACATACGCATGGGTAATAACAGGAGTACCCCCAGTTGATGTCACTGTCATAATAAGATCATTTAAGTTAAGCATATTTGCAGCAGCATTAAAATACCCTGCTGTATTAGCATCAGCAATAGTGTCTGCTGAAACATAATACCATAAAGCTTGACCCGAACCACCACCAATTCGGATTAATGAAGAAGCTGTAAAAGCCATGTATGAACCCTCCTATGAGTTATTATCTAAGAGTTCATAGATACCGTTGTCATCAATAACAACAGAACCCATGGACATCATAGATGTTGCAAGGTGTGATACCCTATCAGGAATGTAATTAAGTTCTGTTGAAACATCAGAACTAATTCCAAGACCTACAGCAGACGTGTGATAACAAAGGCTTTTCCCTGCTGCTACAGACGAAGTAGAAAAGATATTGAAACCTAAGAATTGTTTCATTGTCATTCCACCTGCATATGGCAAGTTCTGTTCACCAACAAAATCACTTGAAGCAAATTCAGTAATTCCGAAAAGATCAGCAAAACCTTTTGGGTTCATTGCTATATAACGTCCACCGTCTTCTGGCAGATCAGCAACACCAAATGTTTCAAACACAGCAAGCAAGTCAGCTTTTTCAACAGCCGAACTTGTATCATGTATTTGAGTTGAGTTAGCACCTGCATCCATTGCAGTTACAAGTATATCATCAGTCTTTCGACCTAGAGCAGAAGCAGCAGATTTTGCAACAGCTTGACGTTCATCTATGTTGGTTTTGAGTTCATCTAACTTGTCGATGTATTCAGCAGCATAGTAGTCAGACATTGTAGCTTCTACTGTAGTATGAGCTAGTTCCATTGCGGTAACTAAACCATTACGAGACTTTGTTGAAGCAGATCCAGCACCAATCTTTTGGAAACGAACTACGCTTCCTGCAACATTGCTTACTGTACGAACTGTGTTCCTTAGCTTTGATCCCATTCTTTGGTAAGCCATATGAACTTCAGATTCAAACTGCTTAATAAAGGCTGTGTCAATTGTATTTGCCATGAGCAAATCCCCTTTTATTAAGTTGCGTGGTATCTCTGGTTATCTGATTTTCACCTCAACACGATTGTCCCGAAGGGTCGCTTAGTGCATTACAGGCCTTGATGTGTTATTATAAATACTCTTTTCAAACGAATTGCAACGATTAAATCTAAATAAATCATAACCATAATGATTTTCTATTATCTCTTCAAACTTAAAACCACACCATTGTAGCCATTGAATTGTCTTATCTTGGTCTACTGGAACAAGATTTTCTATTATTTTATAATGTCCTTGGAGCAATTCAATTATACTACACTGCTTTAAAGCCCTAAGAAAAAGCATAAAATTATTATCTATACCTTTTGTTCCTAACATCCAGACAGATGCAGAACCCATTTCATCACTGTATTCCCGTGTGCCACACATGGCTATAGGTTCTTTGCCTAATAGAATAGTATATGTTTCGTTAGGAACTTCTATTACAGCTTCCATTAAACATTTAAAAGGTTCAGCCCCAAATATAGCACACTCTCTTATATCTGAAAGCCTCATGTTCTGAGAGATAGGCATAACGTCAGATATCACTGACCTACATAAAGATATATTTCTAAGTGACGCTATAACTTCACGATTTATATATTGACTTAAATCCATTTTCTACTTCACGAACTACATCAGGGTTGCGTTGACTTGAATTCCAATACTCAGGTTTAGCCATTAGTTCTCTTAGATGTGCTTCATCTGTTTGGTTAATACTATTCGATTCACTACTAACAGACACACCTTTGTTTTGTTCTTGTATGTGTTCTAAGACTTTAACACCATCAGCGGTTGCTGCCATTTGCTCAACCATTGGAATTAAATCTTTAGGAAAATATTGATTAGCAAATAAAGATACAGCTTCAACTCTTATGTTTGCGCTTTCCCCTAGCTTTTTCATTTCCTGTTCTGGGTTAGGAAGTGTTTCGCTTATTTGTTCTAGGTACATCATAATGCCAGAGTTAAATTCATCTTGACCAAACCCATTAGTATATGAATGATCTGACCACCAGTTTAATAACTTGTTGTCTGTAACCGCTCCCATATCTAAAAGTTGTTTAGCTTCATCACTTATAAGATAATCTCCCGCAGTCGCAGGTCGATCTGCATAAGCAATCTCTTCCTGTTCTCTCATAAACTTTTCTTTATACTCATCTTCTTTTTTGCCAACCATAGTTTCTAATTCGCTATAAGACTTGGCTAGGTCTTCTGCTTTTGTAAATTTCTCAGGCAACCACTCTGGTCTATCACCTACAGGTAAAGTATCCATTGAGGAATCTATCGCAGGTGTTTCATTATTTTCAGTTATAGTTGCCATTGCTTCAGTAACAGTTGTAGGCGTAGCTTCTTCAACTTGCTCGTTCATTATTTTTCACCCTATGTGCGTGTTGGATTCTTCTATCTATTAGGCCAACTAAATATCGTTGACCTTCGAGATGACGCAGTTCTGCGTCAGTAACATTAGGTCCATTGACAGCATCTATTGTTATACTTTTTAAATACTTAAATACTTCTTGACCTAAATCTGTATTAAACAATGTAGCAGTGTTTACACTAATACGAGAATCATCAATTCGGTTTCTAGGAAACCCGTCTAACCCTACAAAATTATTAACCACCTGTTATCCCCTGTGCTACTTCCGATGCTTGTTGCCCCATTCCTTGTCCCTGACTTTCTGCCATCTGTTGTGCCATCTGTATAAGCTGTTGTCTTTGAGCTTTATCTCTTACAAGAGTATCGGGGACTCCAAACTTCTTAGCTAAGACAGTAGCAACTTCTTCACTATCAATCAAAAGATTTAATAATTGCGGGCCAAAGTTAGCTTGTATTAATTCCATCCAACGAGCTATAGAAGTAATGTCTGCTTGTGATTGAGCTTGAGCTAATGGAGATACAGACCTTATTTTTATTTCTCTGCCATTAATAGTTGGGAGTTCTATGCGTCCTTGTTTCTTTAGTATAAACACAACTCTTTGCAATACAGGCTGCACTAACTCAGCTTGCAATCTACCAAATGCAGAACCAATACGTCTTGATAAATCAGCCATACGTTCAGCTACCTCTGTAGCTGATGCAGGTGTTCTATCTGGATTACCAAGCATATCATTATACAAAGCTCTCTTAATATTTAACCGCATATCTGAGAGGATAAGCTGCGCTACATCAAAAGAACCTGCTGCTCTTATTGGTTGCAGTCCTGCACTGTTAGGAGCTTTAGGTATAATAGTTCCTGGCATTAATGATATTGTATCTGGGTTAACAACACCGTCATCATCCATTTGATAAATACCAGAGATAGCCATTTGTGCATTCTCAAGTATTAACTGTATTGTTAAGTTAGATGTTTTAATTGCAGAGAGCGCATTCATTAATGGGCCTCTACCATATATTTCTCCTGCACATTTAGACCAACGAAAACAAACAAAAGGATTAGAACCTACCCCATTAAATTCTTTATGCGCTATTAAACTTTTAGATTGGACATGAAGAATTGTTTGATAGAAAGCTTCTTCGTTTTTTTTAGAATAATCTCTGCACACTATCTCAAGAAGTTTTGTTTTAGAATCAGGACTTGTTGCTATAGAGCGTGTTAGCTCTTTAGATAGTTCAGCCTTTGGATATAGGATTAGTATTTCAGAGTGTCGTATTTCTCTTTCTCTAAAGACATGATCTATTCTATCGTCAGGACCAGTATCTAATACTACATCAGTTAAAGGAATAGCTGAGAAGTTAATAGGGTTTAAAGCATTTCCTTCTTCAACTCCTAGTATCCCTGTACCTACAGCCAAGTCCATAAAGGATTCATGTATCTCTTGGCTAAAGTTTGAGTTCTGCAAAACTTCAAAGACGTACTCTGTTACTTCGTCGAGTTCGTTGTTGATGGCTTCTTTTTCTTCTTTGGGAGTTTCCGAACCTGCTTGGAAGTCTGCCCATCTTGCAAAGTTGGGGACGAGTCCTTGTTGGAGTCTGGACGCAAACTCTTGGACACCCACGACAGCAGTCTCATCAAATATTTTTTCATCTCTTCTCTCACCAATTGATTCTGTATAAAACCCTCGTCTTTGAGGAAAGGCAACTTCATAGCATTCTTCAAACAAATCTTTAAATTGATCCTTTATGCTTGTTGCTTTTTCATAACGACTTAGTAAAGATTTTACTCTGTCATCCATTGTACTATCAGGTTCGATTACCTTCATTGTTTACTTTCCTTAATTAACTTTGTCATTAAGGCATCACTTGTTTTTTTATTCGCAGCTGTATTAAAGTTAGTCTGTCCTTTGTATAAAAAACCACGACCACCACTTTGTCCTGTAATTAAAGATTTACGTCCTGTAAAACCAGATCGTTTTCTTTGACGGACAGCTTGTTCAAGTTGTTGTTTCTTTCTTTTTTTAATTTCTAGCTGTTCTTTTTTTTGAGCAGCAGTTAATTCTTGGTAAACACTATTTTGAATTGTAGATATAGCTGCGGAACTTCCGCCCATTTCATTAAGCTTTTCATCAAGAGTAGTTGTACTAGCTGCTTTTGTATCAGCCTGTCCATCAACTAACTTTTTCATTGCTTCCGCAGCAGCATCTTCTGCAGCAGCAGCTACAGAGGCAGGATCATTTCCTGTAGCAGCATTGCGATCCGCAGCCTCTTGTTGCAACTCAGCAAGCAATGCTTGTTTTTCAGCAAGCTCTTGTTGCATTGCAGCTCTCTTTCGTCTGTTTCTACGATGACTACACATGATTACATCCTCGACCAAAATGATTTACGTTGAGATGTTGGCTTTCTTCTAAAGACATCAAAAGCTGTACGAGCTTGAAATGGCATAGCACTTTTTTGATTGCTCATAAGACTTCTACCTTCCCCTGCCCCAATAAGTAAATACTGCAAAGCATCATGTATGTGAGAATACATATTCTTTTCGGGCTTGGTATCATATCGTTCCCCAGATGCTTGTATTCTTTTATAGGCATAGCCACCTTCAAAACCCTTTATCAGACTTGGACACCTTCGGTCAACTAAAAAAGCTGACTTACCATCTGCCATTTTGTTTAGTTGAGAAGTAACAGACTCTAATCTTAAGTCAACACTATTACTTGGGGCAGGTGTTGCTCGTAGTCCTGCACCTCTTAAAATTTGAAATGGAGTACTCTCATCTGTTTGTGCTCTGAAATCTCCTGCGGGATCTCCATATATAAGAACTTCCAAGTCACTAAAGCGTGTTGCTATTTCCTGTCTAAGAAGTTCCGAGAAGCGAACTATCCCCATGTCTATTGCTACAATCTCTGACTGTATAAGCCAACGACCTCTTACCTTCTGACCAAACACAGCAGCAGGAGTTAATCCAAAATCAACTCCAATGTATAAAGGAACTCCAATAGCTATAGGTATTTCTTCTGTAGCTACATGAGTTTCAGTAACAAAGTGTGGGTATACAGGCTTACCTTCTTGTATACTTCCAAGCCTATTCATTACATAGACATCTATCCAACTTTTAGTTTTACCTTTTACTAAGTTAGGATAGTAAGTCTTTAGCATATTCTTTTTGTTTTCTGCTGTATCGCTTTCAAGGTAATCATCAACAGACCCTTCATCAGTTAGCTTTTCCTCCATAGCAGGGGGCTGAGAATAGAAGCTCCAGTTGTTAGGCTTTACTAACATACGTGCTTGTTCAATAGGAATGTGATCTGGTATCGGAACTTCTCCAGACATTATTGGCCACCAATGATCTTCTTCTGGTGCGTTCGTATCAGCGATAACTCCTGACCAACTTGGTCCACCTTCTCGCATGGAAGGGAATCTCCCGACTCTCATAGTACACGCATCAATAATACTCTTGGGTATTTCCCTTGCTTCGTTAATCCATATGCCAGTAAGTTCTAATGATAGAAGTTTCTTTACATCCTCTGGTCGATCAAGGGCTAAGAATAAAACCTCTACATCTAAATCAGCTTTCTTAATGTGATGCGTAAACGGCACAGACCACATGAACTTCCCCCAAGTATCTTCGGGAAACCAATCAAGCCAAGTCTTTATTGTGGTGGTTCTTAACTGAGGATTGGTGTTTCGTATAATAGCCCATCGGCTTCTACGCACCCCACTCTTATTTGGTTCTTGCAGTAAAGCTCTACGAAAGACCTCGACACAACACGCTACTGACTTCCCACTTCCTACTGGTCCTCGTATTCCACGAAAGAAAGTTTCATCCTTCATAAAGTCTTTAAGTACCTGACCATCAGGCTTGTACTTAAATTCTATCAACCTTATAGTCCTTACCTATTTTCTCTAGCTTATCTAAAGTGGAAGGGGCTAGGGAGGATATTAACTTGTCAGCTTCATAGTTAGTACAGAACTCTTTTGGAAAGTGTTTCATGTGTACCTGTTTTACTACAGTCCTAAGAATGCTTCTATCTTCTTTGGATAGTTTGTGAAGCCAAGCCATTATTTCATAAGACTCCTATAATCTTCACCTTCGTAATCAAGTTCATCAAGGTTGCCAAAATTATCTAAAAAATCAAATATTCTTGTTATAGCCATCTCTCTTGAAGCTGATGCTGATGAACCGCTGCTTCTAATTTTTGCATATACAGGAGCATATAAACCATAAAGTTTAGCTCGTGAAGGAAGTTTTGCACCACCTGCCATTTTTACTATTTTTTTATCTATTTTATCTTTTACAAATTCTTCATCTTTTTTTGTTTCTTTTCTATTAGCTGACCTAGCAGTTACTTTCGGATCAATAGCCATTACTTCTTACTCCCTGTAATCTTCTTTTGCAAAGAAGCAGGTAACTTCTTCTGGGCAGCTGTCATTTTCTTAGCACCATTCTTAACAGGTGGTCTTCCCTTCTTACTTCCATACGTCCCTTTACCCATCGGCATATCACTATCTCCTTATGCTTTGTTTCTCTTGCTAATCGCTCTTGCCTTGGCTTTTGCATCCGCCTTACTACTCGCACCCCACGCCTTTAAACTAAGTAGAAGTCTCGTTGGCTTTCCTTTGCTATCTTTCTCTGGACCATTCATGCCACCCATTCGGGCTAAGAATGAAGCACGACGAGGATTGTCTCCGCTCTTAACAGGAGCTTTCAATGTCCCCTTCTTATAAGAAGCACGGCCTTCAGCATTCAATCCACCCTTGGGATTCTTTCCTTCTTTTCTAGTCCATGCAGGTGTCTTCATGCTTTTACCTTTACAATATAAATATATTTTTGAAAAGCTTTTTTAACAAATAATGTGAGTGATAGAGAACTAGCTACTCGATACCGCCCTGTTTTTAACCCACCCTCACTAGATACGAAGCATGGATAAACATTAGTTCCCATGTAGCACAGAATATTAACCTAAATCAATAGACACCTTAATATCACCTTGATGTAAATGTAGATGTTTATCTGGTGCTTTGAATCCTGCACGATCAAGGATATCCTTACTCGCTTCCAACTGTACGTACTCACTCTTAGCCCCTTGAGCAAGTCTCACAAGCTTACTGGAAGCTATCGTAGCGTTCATACCAATACTATCTTGGATACATCTCATCATATATTCCTGAACGTGTGGAACCTTTAACGCCTTGCTAGCAGTGACTCTACCACTTTCTCCGCTTGCATAACCTGCGACTTTAGCACCTTCAGTTATACTGCAACCAGTTGCTACGAGTGTATCAACTAACTTGGTTTGTTTATCTGTTAACTTAACTAATTGGTTCATACTGTAGATCCCCCCTTACCCCCCTTTATGGACTATCTCAAAAGCACGTGTCAAGACGTAACTTTGCAACACGTGTAGTATTAACGCATCTTAACGCAGAAAGGCAAGCAACCAGAAAGTATATCTTCTCCAGAATGTACTCATTTCTTAGCCACTGTTGCGTCACCTAGTTGTGTTATAAGTTCAGACATATCTGTCAATCCGTGTTCTCTCACACCTACTTTGCAACCGCAAGGCAACTCCTCGCAAGCTCGTCGACTAAAGACCTTGCTGTTACACAAGCGACCAAGAGGTCGAAGAAGCTGTGTCTAACTCTCCTTGTCAGATACGTCTGACTTAATTTAAACACAACTAGGAGACTTACAATGTCTAATACACTCGCACAATCTTACAAAGATATACTTTCTGGATACTCACCTTTTGAATATAATCAACAAGTTCGCAACTTAACTTACAATGCTCACAGAGCTATGAATCAAACTATCAAGTTAGATAGATTTGAAGGTCTTAAAGAAAGATATGATAGGATGCAGACTACACATCAAGATAATGAGACAAATGGTATAGCTGATACCAATCCTACTAAGTACAATAGAGATGGTGATAATGCACATGACGCATTTGTAAATTACCGTAAGCAATTAGAAGTTATTGCAACTCTCAATGCACTTTACAAAGAAGCATTCGGTAAGAAATACGAGCATAACGCACCTGCAAAGAAGGTTGTTGCAAGAGACTTCTCTCACCTCAAAGCCTCTTAGGAGGCACAAGGACAGGCTTAACAGTCTGTCCTTTTTTTATGCTCATCGCATCTGTGGTGAGTGTAAGAAAAGGACATACAATTAACAATGGAGATAACAATGACCAGACAGACTGAAGAGATTATTATTGCAGTGTGTATCTGTGTATTCTTTTTCGTAGGATTATGTGGAGTGCATTACCAATGGTGGTAGAAGCTATAGAAAAAATTCATTTGATTTTTATTTTATTAACAAGTAACATAGTTCAACATAAACTTTCATACCAAAGGAGAACAGTATGAACATGATGCCTACAAATTTTGATCGGCAATTTAAAGACTATGTATCTTTAAACGATGTCATTGATAGTCCAAGAATCCAAGAAGCAATAGATGCTAACATAGTTAAGTGGGAACTTCTTGATCCTATTACTAAAGAAGCAAGCACAGATTCATGGGCTTATTACAATAAAGAAACAGGTAAAAGAATCTGTAACACTACAGCTACGCATAGGATTGGTGATGCTACTCACGGTGAAGCAATACCAAGATGGATGGAAGCTGTTGAACGTACAGATAAAGATGCAAAGTTTCGTATTGATCATGCAGATGATTCATCTAAGATACAGCTGACTGCATGGCTACCAAATCAAACATACAATGTTAAGTCGCTGCAAGTTGGTGATGACATAGGTATGTTTGCTTTGTATCGCAACGCATACGATAGTATGTGGTCACTGCAAACAAACGTACATCAAAAGCGTATCCTATGTATGAATGGAATGGTTGCTGTCGATAAGATTGCAGGTACAACTCAAAAGCATAAGGGAAATATCAATGCAGGTATTGGTATCAACACTATGCAGATGGGAGCAGATACATTCTTAGCTAACAAAGATTTGTACAACAACTGGTGCAATGAACGGATAGCATTCGATGATGCTGAGATTGTCTTGAATAAATTATGCAAAGACAAGCACACCTACACAGTAAAGTACAAAGATGACACCAACAAAAGCAAGTTGGAGAATCTTATGCGTATTTATCGTGACCAAGTTCAAGAGCTTGGAGATAACAAGTGGGCTTTGTACAACACTCTAACTTACTGGTCATCACACCCTGATAAGACAGGTGATGCACGACAATCAACTCTCAATGATGGAGCTAAACTTATTAATGCTTCTGATCGTAGAGATGCACAGGTTGCTAGTTTACTACACAAAACCAACAACTTAAGCTACGCATAAAACTCATGAGTTAATAACAGTGCCACAACCCCCTATATTGTGGCACTATCAAACCGCATAGCAAAGGAGAACACTATGCCAATACCAATGAACGATAAACTGTTAGAACAGATCAGACAGATTGCATCTCAAGTGCCAACTGTATCTATTAATGTAGCTGTATTGCAGACTGCACTCGCCAATCTTGATTCACCTCAAGCTATCGAAACTTTTGTTTCTATCATACCAGATCATGCGTTTCCTGATTCATTTCCTAAACAAAAAATAGTTGCACTTGCAATCAACAAATGGGAAAGTTTCTATTCAACTCATATCAATGAGATGGAATCTCAATATAAATATAACAAGGGAGATACACACCCATGAAACTCGAACAGTATTATAATTCTTATTTTACAGGCAAAACACAAAGTATAATAAACTCATTACCTTCTAAAGTTGCTAACAAATTCAATGATAAATTTAGAGAGTATACATATAACATACAACGTGAACGATATAAAAAAGGCTTAAGAAAATACCCACTTCCTTGCGACTGTAGTGAGCATGATGAAAATGAATATTATTATGGATGTAAGGATCTTAGAATTGTTACTTTGCTACACCAATACAATGCACTTACAGCCAATGAAATTGCTTATCACTTAGATGAAGCACCAATAAGTATTCGTACTAAATTATATCATGCTGTTAAAAAAGGTGAGATATGCAAGGCTATTGTCCCACCTAATACAAAGAAAAAGAATGCAGCATATGCTTACGTAAGTATTTACTTACTGCCTAGCTCAATACTTGAACCCTATATACATGGAGATTTATAATGAACTACAATCCTAATGAACAAAGCAGCGCATCACAAACAAAACTTATTAAAGCACATCTAAAATTAGGTAAAAGAATTACTCCTTTATCTGCATTGCGTGACTTTAATTGCTACAATTTTTCAGCAAGATTATCTGAAATAAAACAATCAGGTTTTCCTATTGAAAGTATTTGGATTGTTACTGATACAGGTAAGCGTATCAAAGAACATTACATGGGTGATGCCCATGAATAAACATGACATAGAGCAAGCAATCATAGCTGCATTTAAGAAGCACTTCAATGAGCGATAGAATCAGAGAATGTTATGCGTGTGGATCACGTACAATCTATTGGCTTGATATGCAGGTGGATATGAAACCACCTGTATACAATACAATTTGTTTAGAATGTTGGGAGAAAGATACATGGCAAATAAAAATCGCAACAAGGGAATCTACCATGAGAAATGGTTTGAAACGTGGCTCAAAAAAATAGGCATGGCAGTCAAACGTCAGCCTATGTCTGGTGCTTTAGGTGGTGAATACATCGGTGATCTTTTGATCAATCACAACGATCAAAGATTTATTTGCGAGGTAAAGTATAGGGATAAATCTACATTCCCTAGCCCCTTTTCTTTGTTTAAAAACAAGGACATAGTTCTGTTTAAACGCAGACACAAAGTCGATAACGAATCACAGGTGCTTGTAATATTTACACAAGAATCTTTTGAAAGATTTATGGAGAAAACAAATGACTAAAAAAATACCAAGCTTAACACCTATTTTAGATGACGAAGAAACAAAGAGCTATCACGAAGTACGAGACTTATGGTTTGAAAGACAACCAGAATGTAAAAAAAATGTAACATGGCTAACGTGTAAACAAGAAGTAAGAAATAGATTCCATTCTGAAAAAGAAGAACAAATAATAATACGAGATTTGAATAGATGGAATGCGTTACCTCTTGCAAGGAAACGTGAATATATTGAGTCTGTTAATAGAACAGTTGATGCAATTAATGCAATGACAGAAGTTTTAGATAATTTAAAAAGCAAAATTCCTGTTGAAATTGATGACATGGCTTGTAAATACATTTGATTAATAATTTATGGAGAACACACATGGCAAGACGTAAAACTATGCCCACCTTTCCTATTCCAGATGGCTATAAACCTAGCAAAGAAACTGTAGATAAACTCATAATAAAATATGGAGAAATGGATTACGAAAATGAAACAGATAAGTTCATTAATCACCACCAAAGCGTCGGCTCACTCTTTGCCCTCTTCGATGCGGCTTACAGAACTTGGATCGGGAACGCAGTTAAATGGGGAACAAATAAAAAAAGCACAAGCCTATCTGGTCAAGAGAACCAACCCAGATCAAACACAGAAAGACCTTCTTACTTCCATACAATTGCTAACCGAATCAGACATTGAGGTACGACCTAAGATTGGTAGCATTGGAAATATAGATAGGTGTACAATTACCTGCAAAAATCATGGTAATTTAAACGAGGCATACACTAAAGTGTTCATGATTATGGTGGGTCTACCTATACAAGATGTAAAGCAACGATTGTTGATGCTTTCTACGCTCGTACAAAGGCAGTTTGGTGACAGCCCTCAAGACTTAGAGGTAAGAATCAATAGTACAGCTGAACAACTGCAAAAATATCCTGCTGATATTGTGTTGAAAGCTATCGATGAAGTCCAGAAAACAGAGAGGTATTTTCCTAGCTACTCTGTATTCTATAAGCATATCTATTGGAGATATGAATCACGTAAACAAATCCTACTCGCATTGGATAGAGAAACAGAAAGGTTATCCTAATGGAAATAAAATTAACAGAGAGTGATCTCAAAACAATGCCTACCTATCTATCTGAAGGGCTAATCATGTGGGCACAGGGGCATCACCCAAAGTTAGCAGTGCAACACGACATGGCTACAATGATTGCTATTGTAGAGTGTTGGACAGGAACTAATCCTCCTGAGAAAAAGAGTGCTGAGATATTAAAACTAGCAAGAAAGAAAAAGTAATGGAGGTAATAACATATGGAATGCTAATGGTGATGGAGTTTGCAACGCTCGAACAATGCGAACAGTATGCTCAAATCATTTATCAAGCTGAGAATATACAGTATGGTGCTGAACCATGCTTTAAAAAGTATAATATTATATATAATAACCCTTTACCAAGACCACAAATTCCACTATTCTTTTAATAAGGAGAACACTATGAATAGGATTGGCTTTATTGGGGGCAGTGATGCCGTCAGAATTATGCACAACAATTGGTACGACCTTTGGGCTGAGAAAACAAAGCGTAAAGAACCAGATGATTTGTCTGAAAACTTAGCAGTACAGATAGGTATTGCTACTGAAAAATTAAATACAGATATATTTTGTAGAGAATATGAAGTTGATTTAGAACTAAATATATATCAAGACAATCAAATAACATTCGAAGATAGAATAAATGGTATACCATACAAAGGTACAGTTGATGGTAAGCTAGATACTACTGGTGAAAATTCTATATTAGAATGTAAGCATACATACGAAAGCAATACAATGAGCAACCAACTCATTCGTTATATGCCACAACTACAGTTCTATATGTATATATCAGGTGCAAAACAATGTTACTTTGCTAACATCTTTGGCAACAGAAAATGGGACTGTAAGAAAATATCTTACGATCAAGATTATGTACGTCACATGAACGAAACTATCAAAGAGTTCTGGAACTTAGTAGAGAGTGACACTGCACCTACAGATCAGGTCGTAACAAAAACAAACACGGACAAAATCCTAGTTGATGACATGGTACGCAGAGATGCAAGTTCCGATAACCAATTCATTAGTATTGCTCATGACTTCATGACTACTATGAATGATGCCAAGCTTCATGACGCATCCAAAAAAATGCTCAAGGAATTGGTATCACCACAAGAGAGAGAAGTTTACTCAGATATACTTACTATCAGCAGAGATAAACGAGGCTCTTTAAGAATCACCCCATCAAAAAAGGAGAACTAAGATGGCAAATAAAATAGAAAAGCAAACAGCAATAGAATCATACGTACAAGCACAAAAAGAAATGGGCAAGGCATTGAAGAATGCAACCAACCCACATTTCAGAAACCAATATGCAGACCTTGGCAATGTGCTGAACGCTTGCATGAAACCATTCAATGACAATGGCTTTGCTTTATCACAACCATCAGGTCGTAATGAATACGGTGACTATGTTATGACTGTACTCAGACATGTCACAGGTGAATGCTACACAACACAAGTGTACCTAGTCTTAGACAAACAAAATATGCAAGGCTTGGGTTCAGCTATTACATATGCCAGAAGATATGGTGCATTGCAGATGGCAGGTATAGCACCAGAAGATGATGATGGTAACGAGGCATCAACACAACCACGTAAGAACCTACCAATCCCACCAAAGGAAAAGGAGGCATTTTAATGCAAGATGTTGAAAAAAAAGCAGTAAGCATAAGAGAGTTTTCAGAAATGATGGGAATAAGTATAACTCATGTTTGGCGAATGTGCAGTACAGGTGAAATACCAAGTTTTAAAATTGGTAAAAGACATTGTATTCCTATGAGTGCAATTGATGAAATGCTTAATGGAACTTTTAATAAGAAGGAAAAATAAAATGTCAGACTACGACAACACAAACAAGGGTGCTGCATTTGCACCCTTTCCAGACCAGAAGTTTGCCTTATCTGGCAAGCTTGATATCCAAGGTGTAGAAAAACAATGCGTTTATATTGCAGGGACTACACAAAAAGGTAAGAAAATTATTAGAATATATCAAGAGCTAGGTGTTATGTTTGAAAACGATAGTGAAAACAAACAAGCACCTACTTACACAGGTACAATAGAAGACCACTTAGGAGAGGAAATGAAGATCTCAGCTTGGAAACGCACTCAAGAAAACACAGGGAACAGTTACTTAAGTATAACTGTATCAGAAAAATATTCAGAGAGTGATGCTAAAAATAAAACTGTACAAGAATCTCCAAGTGAAATAAGAATTGATGATGATATTCCTTTCTAAAGAGGCTGAGAGTGTTCTCCAAACGCTAATCTCATGACTGCCTCACTTGGGACAAGACCTATTATCGGAAATGATTATAGAATCTTGTCCCTTTTTTTCATATAAAAAAACCCCTGATCTATTTAGACCAGAGGTTAATGGAAGCAAAGAATAGGGGAGTGCTACCCTAGCTAACCATTTGCATTCTCTTTACAAGACGATCAGCCCTATTAGGAACAGTTCTGTACCACTTACTATCAACCATTTCTTTCGAAGCCTTAACATAATCGTTATCATTTATAGCTGCATTCATTTTTTTAAAAGCTTTCATTCTTGGAAGCCCCATATTAAACATCATGTTTGCTGTGATCTGCTTACACTCCTCTGGTAAAGAATTAAAATCCTGATACAATCTTTTGCAATCATCAATGACAGACTGAACATCTTTATCAAAAGCATCATGTACTCTTTTCTCAGACACAGAGTCACCTACATTTAACTTAGACTCAGGATCTTTATCTAAAACTAAATGACCAATTCCAAAAGTTTTTTTTAAAAGATGGTCATTATAAATTTCATACTTAACACCCTCATCAATCTCAAGCTGTCGTCTTAATTTATTTATATTCATTTCGTTACTCCCTTGGTTTTTTCAAAAGTCCTAAGACCACCCAACCCAAGCATCCCCATAAGCACAGTCATTAAGCTTGTCATGTCAAACGCAGGGATAGGTGGGATATCTATACCTAATAAAGCAACGATAAACAAGATACATGGCGATAAAATAAAATGATAAAGCACAGCTATTCCACAGCACCAACCAACAAACGGCCTCCATCCACCTTTAAATAAAGAACCCGATGCTGCTTCAGCTTGGTTCACAGATACTTGGGCAAGAGCTAACTGTTGTGCATGATTGTCAGCCATCGTTGCCAACTCATGCGCTAACTGTGCTTTCTGATCCTTGTCCTCGATGACCTTATCAAGTATACTTGTAACAGGCCCAATTAAATTGCTGATTAAACTCATTTGACTATCATCCATTTTGGTTCAAAAATAATAGAGCTTCTATAAGAAAGAAATAATAATAAAACAGTAATAATAATTAGTTGTTTACGGCTTAAACTCAAGTGCTGCCCAAATCAAAAGACCTCCACCGCCTAGCGTAATGCTTGCGCCCAATAGAATTGAAAGAAAATTTAATATTTTATTTTTACGAGCAATCGCTTCATAACGAGAATCTCTATCTCTTTCAACAGACTGAGCCCTCATTTTTTTAAACATTGCTACACCCTTAGAGCCACGGGTTTCCCAAATTATTCTCTCAAGGTTTTTCTCCATGTCCATTGCTTTTTCGTAGGCAATGTAATTAGACAATGGGTCATTCTTATTCCCAGATTTCTTTGCTTCTTTCGCCCCATCAATAAAAGAAAAAACTTTATTCAAATCCTTACCCATTGAAGAAAGGTCTTTACCTAAACTAATTCCTTTTTTAAGGGCTGAGAATGAAAGAAGGGCTATGCTTATCGGGTCCATCTAACTAACCTTTAACTACCAAACTTAAAAGCAACACTATAGTCGTGCCTGCACTTCCGATTAATACCATCTCAAGTCGTTTGACACGGCTGATTATTTCTAGCCATCGCTCTTCACTGACAGCCTTATGCGTATCCAAAGCAGCTTTAAGTTCAAGCACTTTCATTTAATTCGCTACTTCTTCTTCAGCAACATCTTCAACTTCAACACTTTTAATCAAAGCATTTGTAAAACCTTGTAAGCTAACTTCAAATATTTGCAGTTCTGCTTTCAAGTTATTGGCTTTAGCTTGGCAGACTTTGATTTGATTAATAATATGCTTTTGTTCATTTGACATAGAGTTAACGTCGTGATCTGTTCCGTTAATCGAGATTACATTTGTATTATCTTCAGTCATTGTATTATCCTTCTAATTAACCTTATTGTGCTTAAAATTATTAAGCAACCCAAGAGGCTTTTTCTTCGGCTGTTGGCGGGTTGATTTGTTTTGCAATATTACGCTTATGACCTGCTTCCCATTCCGCACAGACAACACCGAAGCCTTCAGCAATATCAGCGTCAATTTTAGTCTTTACCCAACCAACAACTTGATTTTTTGTTAGGTCTGCAAAAGCAATAAAAGTGCTTGAGTCAAGATTATCAGTGTTTAAACTAATTTTGTTTGCAGAGGAAGTTGTGTATGTTTTACCGTCTACAGTTTCTTCTGAAAAGAGTTTCCATACCACAGAGAATACAACTTTGGAAAGTCCGTCCTGTGTTCTGGTTTTAAGTTGGTCCTTTACCGACCATGTGTGTGTGACTGCCATTGTTTGTTTATCCTTTTATCCACAGTACATAACACAGGAAACTAATTTAACGCCTGTATCTGAACTGCCTATTGTTACTTTTCCAAGAGTCTTACTTCTTACAATATCATCTGATTGTACTTTAGCTGTGCCATCACCGTTGCTCTCAAGAAGATTACCTTTAGCACAAGCACCTGTTACTCTGACAGAGCCAATGCCCAGAGATGTAACTATAAGTTTGTCGTGGGCTGTAAATTCAGCAACTACTCCATACACACAAGCGTCACCAACGGAATCAGATACTTTTACTTTAGCGTGGTCTAATCTTTTTTGACCTGCTTTTGGACAAGGCTCTATAGTTGAGCCAATCCCGTTTTGTGTTTGCGGATAAACGTCAAGCTCATCTATTGTACTTACAACTGTTCCACGTTCTGTATTTGTAGGAATACCTGAACTTTCGTGCCTCCCTGAAAAACCAACTAAAGAAACAGTATTCCCAGACACATTTATATTACCTTCATTAGCTGCTGCGGACCTGAAGTCAATTAAAACTCCATCATTGCTACGGTTTACATATAGAGGAGTCATAGCTGTTGAGCTCAACTGTAAAACTCCCTCGTTCCCAGTACCATATAAAACAGTCCCCTCAACAGCTATGTTAGTGTCGGCAGTGCCTATAAAAACATTACCTGCTTGGTCAATCCTCATGCTTTCTGTAATAGAGGATGCACCATCAGCAGTATTAGAAAAAACTATAGCAGTAGGCATATCATTTTCACCTGGAGTGCCAGATACTTCAGCATGTATTTGAGCACCTTCTGTAGTCATATCAGTGCCATCAGCAGCTTGCCAAGTTATTCTACCTAACTGGTCATTGTCAGCTAAAATTGTAAACGAATCTTGAGATGTTCCTCTTGAATGGCTTAGAACAATTACTGACCCACCTGGTGAAGCCCTATAAGAGTTTGCCTCTTGAATGGCAGAATTGCCTTCTTTAACTACGATAAATTGCCCAGTAGCTACAGCAGTAGGGTCAGCACCAATACCAACTCTATCATTACCACCATTAACAATCAGCATATTAGCATTGCCGCTACTCTCGACTCGGAAGTCTACGTCTGCACCACCTTCGTTAAAGACTATTGCTGCGGTATTAAGGTCTAAAGCTCTGACTCCTCCTACAAAGAATGTCTGTACGTCAGTGCCAAAATCTAGGGAGGTATTTGCGTCTCCTAGGTGAACTAGTCCACCAGAGGTTGATAAAGTGCCATCAACTGTTGAGGCTGCATTAGCAGCAAACCCACCATTAAAGACAGTCGCAGCCGTGGTGGTCAGGACGCCTGTTACTAGGGCAGTGCCATCAATTACAGCGTTGCCAGTAACATCAAAGTTTGCTCCAACATTAAGATCAGCAGAAAGAGTAATATCGCCATCTGAGGCAATAGTAATAGCACCTACAGTGCTAGCAGAGCCAATAGTCTTACCATCACCAATGATTATATCGTCAGTAAAGGTGGCAATGCCTGTAACGGCAAGAGTTTCACCGACAAACAACTTCTTAGCTACACCAACACCACCGTCAATAATCAAAGCACCTGAAGTTGAGCTAGTTGAATCAGTAGTGAGATTTAAGTTAACAACATCGCTTGTATTAAGAGTTGTTACAGTTGCAGCGGCAGCAGCCCCCGACCCAAGAATACCGTCTAATGTACCAGTAAATCCAGTGGCTGTTATTTGATCGGTTGCAGTGATCGCATCAACAAACAAGTTAGCCCAACGAGCACCAGTTGTACCAAGATCGTCAGTGCTGTCTGTGTCAGAAACAATATTTGAACCACTTGTAATTCCACCAGTTGCTACTTGTGTCGCTGTGGTAGTTAAAACGCCTGTAACGAGGGCAGTCTCATCAATTACAACAGCACCAGTTACGTCTAAGTCATCACCAACAAATAAGTCAGCAGCAACACCTAATCCACCGCCAATTTTTACTGCACCAGTAGTAGAACTGCTTGAAGCTGTTGTTGAAGTCAAAGTTAAATCACCTGCTGACGAAAGCGTCATCTTAGTAGCAGCAGCTTCTGAAGCACCAGTCATAAACGCTAAACTCGTGGCATTGCTAGACGAACTAAAGTCACCTTCTGATATAGCCTGAATTGCAGCAGATACTAAAAGAGCGTCTGTGCCTTCACCCTCATTTGGAGCTTGAAAGTTTATTTTACCTAATACATCGTTCGCTTGAATGTCTGCTTCCGCTGTCTGTAAAAACAACTGTGCCGTGCTATTATCACCTGTTGCTGCATTTTTAATGGAAAGTGTTGTGCCGACTTCTAGACCAACCAAAGCGTCTACAACTGATGCACCTGACCCTGTACCGTTTGCATAAACCATTTTCGTTACACCTGAAGCAAGAATAACATTTGCACCACTGCCTTGCGTCAGCGTCATTACATGACTTGTTGAGTTTTCAATTATCCAGAGTTTCTTTACTGTATTTGGCCCAAGGGTAATTGTGGCAGCCTGATCTCCACCAGTCAGTTTAACATAAAGACTAATTGCTTCGTTATTTGTCTCTGTTCCGTTTGGAATAATTAAATCATCAGCATTAGCGTTAGCCACTGTAAATGATTGGAATCCTAAAGCATCAGCGATTAAGGTTAGGTTCGTGTTTGTGGTAGTGCCCCACGTTCCACTTCCATCTCCTGTAGCAAGTTCATCCAAGCGTAAATTATTGTCATAACTGCTTGCCATATTAATCTATCCTTATTATTGCGTTACTGGCACTATTGGCAGGCAGCACTATTCGAAAAGTCCCCCCAACCACTGCAAAATCACCACCAAAATCTAAAACTGCAATTGCACCTCTAGCATTCGATGAAGCATCCCCCAAGGTTTTGTTGTAAATCAAAGCCCCTCTTGCTGTAAATGTTGCCGAAGTAAACGATGGGTCTGCACAATCAAATACCCCACTGGTACTATTTTCTTCCACTGTTTTACTCGCCAGTGCAATACCACCAGTCGTGTAACCGTTACCGTTTGCGACTTCATTAGATGTTATGTAGCCGTCTGTTGTTGCATTCAGCGTTGCTGAACTTGTATACAATGCAATATGAAGCGTGTCAGTGTCTAAGTGATGATCACCTAACAACACGTCCTTCTTAAATAATGTACACATCGCCTGTGTTAAAGCCATTTAAATACCTCCTTCGTATTCTGCTGCATAGTTTCTTTGCATTTCTTGAACAAATAATTGTGAAGCTTCATCAAATTGCGTTTTATATAGTGATAGCGTATCTGCTGCCTTTAGGAAAGCAGAAGTTTCATAAAGTGCTGCTGCCAGTAAAACTGCAGGAGCATTGGTGTCGATCCAAGTAGTTGCATTGCTTGAGCTTAATCCAGTTTCTGGAGCAATAAAGTCAACTTGGTAAGCAAGAGTCGCAGATGGCGTAGGAGCAAGAGTTATTACTGTTCCTGCAGTTGTTGCGTTTTTCGTGCTATACATTATCGACTGGCCAGTCGTTGCTGACTTAGGCCAATAATCTCTTAAATAAGAATCTACTCTGTGATTTAAATAAATAACATTGCCGTTTGAATCAGTTACAGAGACTTGTCTTATCATTCTGGCTAATGCGACAGTGTAATCAAAAGTTCCAACAACTAAGTTGGCTGTTGTTACTTTTCTAAAACAAGGGAGATTAGGCAACCTTTGAAATACCATTTCTTCAGCTTGAGTAATAATTTCATCAATAGAAGCTGTTAATTCTGTTGAATCATCTTCTAGAAAATTCTGTATATTTGCTTTTAATGTTGTGTAGCTCATTTAATTACCCCAAGTTCCTGAACCCCAAGTTCCAAATCCCCAAACAGGGATATCAACAACTTCATTACCAACAGCACCAGTGCCTGCAACTCCTGTTTCATTAAGTGAAATCTCAGTAGCTTCAATTCCAACAGATCCTGCACCTGCTGTTCCTGCATTTCCAGTGACCTCCAAGAACCCAAGTTCTGTACCAACAGCACCAGTACCTCCTGCAGCACTCGCAACAACTTCACCAAGCTCAATAATCGAACTAGAGCCAACAGCACCAGTACCAGATGTACCTGAAACTTCTGGAAATCTTTCAAGATCATCTACATCAATCGTGCCTTGAGATCCATGACCAGGACAACCAATAGGTGGTCTTTCTTGAACTGGTAAAAAAGGATCAAAGGTGTGGGCAAGATAAATAACAACATCTTCACGGTCTTGACCACCAGATCTTGGCTTAAAAAGAAGCTCCGCATCAATTATATTCTTAGCAGGAGTAAGTTGTGGATGTTTTGGTTCCCACTCGTCAGCAGCGACACGCAAACCATCCCAAGTGGTCTTTAGTTGAGTATAGCGTACTCTCTGACCTCCCCTGTCGCTTATTGCGTATGATTTTTTGCCTTTTGCGTATTTTGCCATTATGCCAAATTCAATGCTGTTGGTTGTATTCGTAAACTTACACCATCACTATCTGTAGATGCTGCAAAGTTAAAAGCCCTTTCGTACAATTCGTTTAATAACTGAAATCTATCTGGAGCATATTTTATTGCAAGTTTTGCTGCTAACCCTGCTGATATGCAATCAGACCACCGATAAGGAACGTCTGTGTCCTGATTAGAAGCTGTAATATCATCAAGTTGATTTACTGCCCAGTAAACCATACTGTATGTGCTTGTGTTTGGAACATTCCAAAAATAAATAACAGGAGTGTACTGCTTATCTAGCATAAACTGGCTAGGTTTTCCTGCCGTAGTTTTGTTTGGTATCTGATTGTATTCAGCAATTGTCACTCTATTAATAGTCTGGTCTGTTGAGTTCTCTCTAATTACAGCATCAATAATGTCTATTGTTCCTGCTGGAAGTTCATAAGCTGTTGTACCATTTACAAGAGTAAGAGTTCTCTGGGTAACAGCCCAGTAATTTATTCCTCTATTGGCAAATTCAGAGAATAGTAAATTTAAACTCCTTCTTGCAGAAACAGCTTGATCACCTGTACGAGTTTGCGGATCTATTCCACATCTCTCATAACTTTCAGTTATTATTTCTTCAACGTCTGGTCTAAATGCTACTGTTCCTGAAAGTGCCATTAATTTACCTTATGCAAAAAAGACGTTCGCTA